GAGGTGTACATCCTGGATACAATAGTCAATCATTTGCTGTGTCAGTGCTGTAAAGTCTTGGAAGTCAATCTTGTGATTCCCTAGTCTTTTTCCCCAAGCCTCTAGACTGTGTCCTCCTTCGATACTGGGATTCCATAGCCTCGACAGCACGAGCGTATCGCAAGCCTTCTTGAGTGGTATCGTAATGTTCCACAATCTCCGTAGGTGGTAACCGTCGAAGCTGATTAGATTGTGTCCGATCACTGTGTCGTAGTCCTCTATAAGAGGCTTTAGTGTACTTGCTTGAGTATGACATACAACCTCACCCGTTGTCAGATCCTTTGTTACTACGCAAAAGATAACACTCTGCTTCATGTCTGTTTCGATGTCCAGAACTAAGCTCTTCATATTTGTGTACCAACTTCTGATAGTCTTCTAAGAGTGTATCGTACTTCTTCTTTAACTCTGAATGCTCTGCTATCAACTTATCCATTGCCCACATCAGATACCCTTTCCTGATAGTTTTCAACAGCAACCCTAGAGACCTCTTCAGCAAACCGCATCAGTGCATCAATATTGACGTACTCAACGTTGTAGCCACTAATGAGCTTAGCATCCCATGCTGCTTGAACAACTTCATTCATACTCATGACTAAGAATCCCATTTGAACTCCTTCTCTGCTTTGATACCAGCTTTGATAGCTTCCCTGATAGCCCATTGTATCAGTATCCTAGCCTCTTCGTTAGTTAAGTCTAAGGTAATGGTAGCAGAACCATCTTCATGCTCTACAAGGTTGGTTACTTCAGCCACTATGGTCTCCTGTTAGCATCTTGTATGGCATACATGTAATCACTGAAGCTAGACATCTCTTTAGCAGTATCATTGAAAGCATTAATGACTTCTCCTAATGAGCTACCAGTACGAAGTTGTTCTAAAGCAAACTTCTTAGTTAGTTCCATCAGATCTTCATAAGTTTTCATCTTCGATGACCTCTGATAACCTTCCTGTTGTGTGGCTGTAGTAGACGTTACAGGCTGGACCTTTTCTTTTCTAGGGTAACCGCCGTTTGTCATACTATATGAATTTACAGATATTGAGTTCATTTGTGTATGTGTTTGATAAGATTTGAAACAAGCCTTAATATTTCAGACGGGGTTGCATTGCTTTTAATTGTGTTAGCTTTGTAAGAAATAACCATTACATTTCCTTTGATATATCCTTTACTAGGGTCAATTCGATCTAAACTTGGTGAGTTTTTATGAACGCTTCCTTTACCGACAAAAAGGTCTATTTCTAACAAAGGGCATTTTTCAGGAACAACAATGTCTGATTCTTCGATATTAAAATCCATTCCTTTTATTTCAGCACGTCTCTTAGCAGAACTGTACAGTCTTTTCACAAGCTTTTCACGATACTCTTGTCTTTGTCTTTCTCTTATTAGATCTCTATTGCTTTCCCTATATTCATGGACAGTTTCTAATACCTTTTCTCTGTTAACTTGATAGTACTTTTTTTGATACTCTAAAGATTTTTCTTTGTGTTTTTCATAGTATCGTCTGTTTGCTTCTGCTTTCTTTTCTTTGTTTTTTATAGGCATGGTAGCTCCTTAAAACTACCATTGTACACTGAAAAACAGAAAAAGTCAACTACTTTTTATAGTTCCTCGTCAAAAACTTCACTAAGTCGTCCTGTTTGATGGTTGTAAAAGACGTTACATGCTGGTCCAGTAGTTCCACTGAACCTATTTTTTAAAACCCTAATCCTGGTGATATTGCGTTCACGTTCATCATCATGCTGTGCATTCCTTTCCATACCGATAACCATGTCAGACAATTGTGCAATGCTACCAGAGCCTCTAAGCTGTCCTAGTGATGTTGCTGCTCCTTCTTCATGTCCTTTACCATCAGGTCTCTTTAGGTGGCTAACAATCAGTAAGGATATACCAGTCTCTTGAACCAGCATCCTTAGCTTTGTCATGATCTCGTCTAAGGCTTTCCTCTCATCGCCAACATCACCAGCACTGACGATGATGCTAATATGATCCAGCACCACAAAGCTACATCCCAATCCCTTTGACATGAATCTGACTCTTGATAAAATATTATCAATTGACGTACTACCAAAATGATCAAAAAGATAAACCCTGTTAGTGCCAAGAGTGTGCTCAAAGGCATCTCTAAACTCCTCATCTGTATATGCTGTATCAGGTAAATGTAAAGGTTTGTTAGCGTGTATCGACATCAAGCCTTTGGCAGTGCGGACAGTAGACTCCTCGAGGAACATCAAACCAATGTTGTCATCTGTCTTGCACAATATATGATACACGATCTCACGCAACACCTGTGATTTACCCAGTCCAGATCCAGCAGTGAAGGTAACTAGTTCACCCTTCCTAATGCCATAGGTAAGCTTGTTAAGGCCATCAAAGGGATAGTTACATGAAGACTTAATAGCTGGTGTATTGATGTCGTCCCACAGCTTAGAGCCGTTGACAATACCATCAGGTACATAGGTCTCAGCAGCAAACCAATCTTGTATGTATTCCTTTATTGCTCCTTCTTTAAGATAATCGTTAGCATCCTTGAATGGTGCTCTATGCTTGACAACCTTAGCCTTAGCACCGAATAGATCAGCTACTTGCGTAGCAGCTTTCTTCCCAGGTTCATCAGCATCAAAAGAGATAACAATGGTTTCAAAAGAATCAAGATATTCATAGTTGGCTTTACAGTCCTTTAGTGCTGCCTGTGCTCCATTACGGATAGATACTGAAGGATACTTCATACCATTCATTTGATAGACAGCAATGGCATCAAACTCACCCTCAGTGATGGTAATGCTCTTCCCTCCTTTAGCAAATAAGTGTTGTCCGAACAATGTATTAGCTTTGCTCCAATCTCCTTTGATGGTGCATTCAGTCTTCGTAGCTTCATGCCTTACCTTGTATGCTGCTACCTTTCCATCAGCATCATGATAGGGAAATACTACCTCGTAATCATCAGTAAGCACTACGTTGTATGCCTTCAGTGCATCAGCACTAAGGTTTCTCACTGGTATCGAACGATATTGACCTTGAATCATAGGTACAACTTTAGGCTTAGATGTTACATTTTGTTGGAAGTTATCAACATTTGTAGACAATTTCTTATTTGTACCGCAGCTAAAGCAGTGAGACCATGTTTCTCCTTTGTCATTCTCTGACACTGACAAAGCATCAGAGCTACCGCAATCATCACAACCCTGGTGCGTGGCTAAGTATGTCATTGCTTACCCCTTGCTCTGATGGCGTCGGAAAAATTCAGCAGCACCGTCGCAGTCCAGCTTTGCAAGCGATGGTCAGCATTCATTGAGCTGAGGTCTACGTTCAAGAGCAAATTCGCGCACGCCTCTCTTTCATGCGCTGCAACAAGTTCGGCGAAACGTACTAGGCTTTCTTCTTTTCTTCGCATCTGCCACGTTTCAATTGTCGGGCCGATGTCTATTGGCAGCAGCCCAGCCTGCTTCGCCATCTTGATAATGTCGTATCTATCCACCGTTCTTCTCCTTTAGTTTGGCTTCGATGGCTCTTGCAGTGACGACATCATCGTTCAGCCCCATATTTCGAGCAGTTTGGCTGTCGTACAGGTGTGATACTGCTTTTGCTATGTCCTCATCCGTCAGCCCAACCCATTCACGCTTTCGTGGTGCATGAACCATCTGCTCACCGTCCCACACAGCACCGCAGACGCAGGTCAAGTCACGCTTGCTTGATGCTGCTACAGACTCACGCTCGGCAGCAGCAACAAGGGCAGCGAAGCGTTCAAGAACATTGGGGGTGGCAAAGACTTGCACATCGTCCCAGTGTTCTGGGCTTCTGAATGGTTTGCACCCAGCCTCTCGTGCCATGCGGATGATGTCTTCTCGTGTCATGTGTTCTTCTCCTTTAGCTTGCGTAGTAGCTCGACGCGTTCTAAGTCCCACGCCTTTTGCTTTTGAGCCATAGTGCTGTTTGCCATGTGGTCGCATCGTTCAGCGTGAAGGAGTTGGGTTTCAATCATCTCGTCAATTAATTCAACCTCGCGCTCCGTCAGCCCAACCCATTCTTTCTTTGGTGGTGCGGTGTAGAGTGGAATCTTTGGCAGGTTTACTATTGTTGGCGTATGCCACGATGTAAGTTTGGCCCACTCAAGTTTTTGCTTTTCCACATTAATAAACGCCACAGGCTCTTGCTCTGTCTTTAGTGCTTGTCGCAGTGCGTTAATCGCTTCCGAGTAGTAATTTTCATCACTAAATTCCATGCGAGCCACATCGTTTGCATCCTCCAACGCCTCAAGCGCCAGTTGCATAGCTTCTGTGCTCATGTTGTCCTCAGATTAAAAGGGTTATGCCAACAGATACCAGTATTGTCTCTGGTGTTGTATCCACCTAGTGAGTAAGATATCAAGTATTGATGATCATCCTTCCTAATATCCCTATCAACAGTGTAGTTATCAACTAACTTTGACATAGAGTCTCTGATCTGCTTAGAAGTCTTGTCAGGGAATGCCTCTAGGAGGTCTTCTAAGGTGGCATGGCGGCCATGATTCTCTAGGTAGGCTACATAAGGGTTAACCTTGCGTTTGCGTGGCTGTATAAGCTTTCTCATACGTTGAACCCTTTAGCATTCAAAGCCTTTGTTAACTGACGCATCATAAAGTAAAAACCATACTCCGAACATAAGCGAACAAATCCACTCAGTACGGCTTCAATCTTAACATCTTCATGGTAATCGTCTAACTCTGCCTGTGTTGGCTCTGAAGGCTTCATAGCCTCTTCAGGTAAGAAATCATCGTCAGGGTACATTGTATTATCCTTAGTGTAAAGTTTACTTGACAGGGGTGTACATGCTAGTGCTATAACTATACCCTATCTCTCTACTATATAGGCTATGTATACATAGTAAGTACATAGAATATTATTCTAAGTATATATACTAAGTATAGTACATAGTATACATAGCCTATATAGATTTAGGGTATCAGAGAAAACTAAAGTTGTCAATACTTAGTCCTCTGACTTCTTACGTTCGCTAACAATCTCGTCATCATCGTGCATCAGGGATACATTGCCTACAGCGCAGATCTCATCTCGGACATACTTAAAACAATCATTACATAAGTCTAAGTATTGTCTTGTTCGCACACTACGTCTAGAGGCTTCATAGTCACTAAGCACTTCATTGCAGGAAAGGCATCTCATTTTCCATCATCCTCCATTCTATCCAACAACATCATCAGTTTAGGGTATAGATCCTCTTTAACATCCTCAGCATGACTTACCTCCTCCCATTGACCCCATGATGCTGCTACACTGGAGTCAATCATAGCCTCAATCAAAGCTAACATTATCTGTACTGTCTCTTTAGTCATAAAATACCCTCTAGAATCGATTAAAACAGGTCTACAAGCGATTAAAACAGTCTTGGTGCTATCACCCTACATTAGAGCCTCTTCGATGCCTTGTAGAGCCTCTAATCGCTTTTGCTTTTCTGTGGTTTTCTTCAGTGCTTTAGGATTAACCCAAGTATAGGACGGAAAAGGCCATCGAGGATCGCCAGCATATCGTATACAGACTAAGCCTTCAGCATCTGGGCCTTGGACGATCTCACACGGTTGTCCGTTGAATGTAAGGCTCATTTGGTAATCCTGTATTGTTTCCTGAATTCTATGGTGTCTAAGTCTGTAAAGTTTTCCCTATAGTGCTCTGCTAATTCAACATCAGATAGATTATTGAATCCACCTTCAGAGAGAAAGCGAACAATCTCGTCATAGACCTCAGGAAACTTTACAGAGGCAACAGCATACTCCAACTCTTTAGCTGTACAGTCATACAGTACTTCAGACTTACGTAAGATGATCATGATTTAGCCTTTACATAGAGACAAAGGGCGATCATGTACGCTAACATAATCGCTGCAGCTTTCAACGCATCCTTCATTCTAGGTCAACAATAGGGTTAATAACGTACTCTGTCAATTCTGAAGATTCGGCATAGTCTTCTGCCTTCGCCAGTGTATCAAACCTATCTAGGTGGGTTAAACCAGAGTACTCTGGATACCTATAGGTTAATAGATAGCCTACAATCTTATATTGTTCCATGAAAGCCTCATAGTGATAAGTAAATCATTGCAGCATACAATGCACCGAACAACGCACCACCTAAGACTAAGATTACATCATTAGACTTTGACATGATTAAGATTATTCCGCTAGTTTAAATGTAGCATAGAGCCAGCAACAACGCTCAAAGCCTTTGTTGTCATGTCTCAAGTGTTCGGGAGGTTTATCAGTGCCAAGCGGGAACGTGTAAAGATCAGAGCACTCAAAACCTTCCTGTTTCATGGCTTCGCATAGTTCTCCGAACTTTTCTCTGCCAACAGCTACCTTAAAGCCAGTTCCAACATGCCCAGCGGCAAGCCATGAATCACAGGCTTCTATTTTTTTCATGAGTGCGAGTCGTTCATCCCATGATCTACCACTATATGAAACTTTCATAATTAAGCCTTTGCAAGTTTAAGTCTGATAACTTTAGACATCTTTTGGCCATGAGCAGCATAACCGATAATTGGGATTGACTTGTCCCAGCACTTGCGACAACCTTTGCACTTTCCGCCTTGCTGATACGCTGGGCAGACACTGATGCTATCATCATTGTAGGATTCAGCAATAGTGCTAGACCATGGTGCATCAAGTACTTCGCCGATAACAGAATCAGACGAACGACGAACAACCACATTCGGAAGTGCATCCATTTGTTCTAAGATTGATTGATACTTAGGAAACTTATGCATCCTAGTCGGTAACCAGTGTTTGACCCATGGTGTGCGTTTCATAACTTCGAACATCTTTTCGGCTAGCTTGATCGTGTACATATCGCCAGAGTCGAACCAACGAAAGTATCGATCCGAGTCTAATGCTTGGACCATGTCATCAACCCAATCATCACGCTGCCAGTCTTGCTTGTTATGCTCACGAGGAGCCTTTACGTTAGGATAAAGATAATTGCCTGTGGTGGCATAACAACCCTTGCAGGCATCAACTAATTCGCCAGTGTAAACGTTGATACTACCTGAACATGTATCCAAAGCTTGTAAACTCCAAGATCTAATCCCGTCTAGTTTAGATGTAATCGAAAGCTTGAGCATGGTTCTATCCTCAAAGGTTAGTTGGACTCATCAGTATAGTATTAAACTATAGACCCTACACTTGGCAGGGTTTCGTCCTTGGTATTGATTAGCACAGGTGATTTACACCTAAACGCTTGGCAGCTTCGTATGCCTCTCTAGTTTTTGCTTCAATTAGTTTTTGACCATGAGCATTGGCAAATACACTGCCAAGGTATCGATCTTCTTGTTTAAGGCAATACTCATAATGAGCCACTGCTGCTTTTTGATCTTTGGTTAGTTTTTGCTTAATCATTCTACTTTCTCCTAGTGTTTTGTTTCGATGTGTTAATACTAAACAAGTGTTTTTGCATTGTCAAGGCAGTTTTCAGTGTATCCGACGAACGGCAGACAATCCAGGATGAACGGTAGTGTTGTTCGAACACAACAGTTCAGTCTATTGTTTCACGTGGAACCAGTGCAGATCGGTGCAAGCTTTCTAGGCTTTGAAGTCTGTTCAGGTATCTCTATAGGGTGCTACGCTGATACACCTACCTAGTCAGTGCAGACTGTGCAGTCTACTGTACAGATATACAGTGCAGTATCTTACGCTATCTTGCTGCTAAGTTACGCTATCTTACGTTATCTTCAGTGATCATCAGCATAGGGGGAGGGGGTCTGGTTAGTTATGGAAATGTTGTGGTGCTACCTAGCCTTAAAAAAAGCTAAAATGGAAGTCTCTAAAGCCTAAGTAAACTATCTAATAAAAGGTAATAGAATCAATAGCTTAAATAGAAAAGCTCTGCGGAGCCTATGACACCATGTAAATGGAGTCCCGCTATAGCCTCTAAAGACTGTGCAATCTGTGCTGGATATGTTGTAATAACCCTACAGTAGTAGTCAAGGGTCTTTACAGCAATATCATTTGTATGCTACAATAAGTCTACTATGTAGAAACGATGAACAGACGATGTACTGACAATAAACAAAAACTTAAATTTTATATACTACATACAGACTTCATACTGACTACATAGAAGAGATACATAAAATTATATACACCCTAAAGTCCTGCTTTCAGCAGAGAAACTATATAGAGGGATCTGATGTCAGAAATTAAAATTACTTCTCCTAATGAGGATTGTTCGCTACCTTCATCAGTCAGCCAGGATGTCTTGGCAGTCAATGAAGAGAAGAGTGTGCCGACAAAAAAGAAGAGATCTAGAGGTCGTCCTAAGAAGGAAGAAGTACAGAAGTATATAAAAAGAGAGAAGAGAGGAAGACCACCAGGAGAAGCAGCAAGGATTAAAGAGTTCACTGCTTCGCTGCTGTTAACGCATTCGAATGCGATTATCAGAAAGATAGTACATAAAGCATTAGATGATAATGATAAGGATCAGATTGCAGCACTAAAGATGTGTATGGATCGGATGTTGCCAGTATCTTATTTTGAGGATAAAGGTGTTGGAGGAGGCTCTAGAGCCATTACCATCAACATCACTGGAGTGAATGATAATCCAGTAGAAATGATTGAGCATGAACCTGTTGACGTAGAAACCACGTTGATTGATTACGAAGAAGAAGAAAACGATGGATCTACAAGTTAAGTTACTTCCTTGGCAACAAGATGTCTTTAAAGACCCAGCAAGGTTTAAGATCATCGCTGCTGGTAGACGTACAGGTAAATCTAGGTTAGCAGCTTGGACACTAATCATAGAGGCACTACAGACTGAGAAGGGTCATGTCTGGTATGTAGCACCTACACAGGGTCAAGCTAGAGATATTATGTGGTCTACGCTGTTAGAGCTAGGCCATACAGTCATTAAAGGTAGTCATGTTAATAATATGCAGATTACCTTAGTCAATGGTGCAATGATCTCACTAAAAGGTGCAGATAGACCAGAGACAATGCGTGGTGTCAGCTTAAAGTATTTAGTGATGGATGAATACGCTGACATGAAGCCACAGGTGTTTGAACAGATCTTAAGACCTGCTTTAGCTGATCAGAAGGGTAGAGCCATGTTCATTGGTACGCCAATGGGTAGAAACCACTTCTATGAGCTATACAGGTTAGGTGACAGTGGTAAGGATAAGGATTACAAGTCATGGCACTTCACCAGCTTTGATAATCCTTTGTTAGACCCAGCAGAGATTGAAGCTGCTAAAGGTTCAATGTCTAGCTTTGCTTTCAGACAAGAGTTTATGGCTTCGTTTGAAGCATCTCAGAGTGAGATATTTAAGGAAGAATGGATTAAAGTCAGCGACGAGGAACCTGATGAAGGTAACTACTTTATGGCGGTGGATCTATGTGGTTTCTCGGATTCTTCTCAGACGAACAAGTCGAAGAATTCGAAACTGGATGAAACAGCGATAGCCATTGTTAAGGTTAACACCAGAGGCTGGTGGGTTGCTGACATACTGCATGGTAGGTGGGATGTCCGAGAGACAGCAGTACGTATCCTAAAGGCTGCAAAGGATTACCACGTTAGCTGTGTTGGAATAGAGAAAGGTGCACTGAAGAATGCAGTGATGCCTTATATGCACGATCTAATGCGTAGGAATGGGTTCTATCCTAGGATTGAAGAACTAACGCATGGTAATAAGAAGAAAGCAGATAGGATTGTTTGGTCACTACAGGGTCGCTTTGAGCATGGTAGGATTGTTTTAAACGAAGGTGATTGGAATTATCAGTTCATGGATCAACTGATGCAGTTCCCAGACACTAAGACACATGATGATTTGATTGATGCACTTAGCTACATTGATCAAATACAAACTGCAAACTGGAATCAGAACCTTGATGAAGAAGAGTTTGAAGTATTAGACCAAGTAGCAGGCTATTAGGATAACCAAACATGAAATTTGAATCCGAAATCACTCCTCAGAATGCTCTTGTAGCATTTGTGATGGATCGATGCAACAACTGGAGGAACTACAGAGATGAGAATTACCTCCCAAGATGGGAAGAGTATGAGCGTCTTTGGCGTGGAATCTGGGCTGATGAAGATAAAACCAGACAGTCTGAGCGTTCAAAGATCATCTCCCCTGCCCTACAGCAAGCAGTAGACAACAAACAAGCTGATCTTGAAGAAGCTGTGTTCGCTAAAGGACAGTTTTTTGACATCAGTGATGACGTTGCTGACCAAAACAAACAAGACATTGAGATCTTACGTACTCGTTTGTCTGAAGATTTTAAGAAAGACAAGATAAGAAAAGCCATTGGCAATGCCATGACCTTAGCAGAGATCTACGGTACTGGTATCGGTGAGTTGATTGTTAAGCAAAAGAAGGAGATGGCTCCAGCAACACAGCCTTCAGCACAGCCTGGACTGTCTATGATTGGTGTCCGAGCTAACAACCGCATTGCTGTGCAGCTAAAACCCATCAATCCTAAGAACTTTCTTATTGATCCTAACGCAACCAGCATTGAGGATGCTATGGGTTGTGCCATTGAAGAGTATGTAGGTAGACATGCAGTCATCAAAGGTATGGAAGATGGTATTTACAAAGCAGTTGCACTTGGTGATGCTGCTGTAGATACTGACTTAGAGCCTGATCAAGACCTAACATACTACCAGAATGATAAGATTTTGATGTTAAGGTACTATGGTTTAGTGCCTAGGAAGCTGTTAGCGAACCCTGATGACATGGCTTATGAGGATGATGAGCTATATTCAGACATGGTTGAGGCTATGGTGGTCATTGCTAACGGAGAAGCCCTGCTAAAGGCTGAAGAAAACCCGTTCATGATGCAAGATAGACCTGTAGTGGCCTACCAAGCTGACTCTGTTCCTGGTCGCTTCTGGGGTCGAGGAACGGCTGAGAAGGCATACAACATGCAAAAGGCTGTTGATGCTCAGTTACGTAGCCATTTAGACTCTTTGGGGCTTACAACAGCTCCTATGATGGCTGTAGACGCTACAAGACTGCCTAGAGGAGCTAAATTTGAGATTCGTCCTGGTAAAACCATCCTAACTAATGGTAATCCTAACGAAATATTAACTCCATTCAAGTTTGGTAACACAGATCCAGCTAATTTACAGTCTGCACAGGTCTTTGAGAGAATGATGTTGCAGGCTACAGGTACATTAGACACTGCAAACCTCCCTGCACAGGTCTCTGGCGGTGAAGCAGCCACTGCTGGCCTTGCTATGGCAGTGTCCGGACTGATTAAAAAGAACAAGAGATCGTTGGTTAACTTCCAAGAAGACTTCTTGATTCCTTTTGTAGAGAAAGCAGCATGGCGATACATGCAGTTTAGCCCTGATCGCTATCCAGTACAAGACTTTGACTTTGTTGCTACAGGTACAATGGGTATGATAGCAAGAGAGTTCGAACAAGCACAGATACTTGCACTGTTGTCTACACTTGGTCCGAACAGTCCTATCGTTCCTCTGTTGCTACAAGGTGTTATTGAGACTTCTTCACTACCTAACAAAGAAACATTGTTAGCTCAGTTGGCTCAACTTGCTCAACCAGACCCACAACAGCAGCAGATACAACAACAAGCAGCACAGTTGCAGCTAGCAGATGCTGAAGCTAGTGTCCGAGAGAAACAAGCTAAAGCTGCTAAGGATGCTGCTGAGGCTCAGAAGACAGCAATAGAGGCACAGTTGCTTCCTGAAGAGACTCGTGCTAAAATAATGGCAGCAGTATCTAAGAACTTACCAAACCAAGACGATGCTGCGAAGACTGAGTTTGACCGTAGAGTCAAGATAGCAGAGTTAATGCTCAAAGAAGCTGACTTAGCGAACAACACCAAGATTGTAGAAATGCAGATGAGTAAAGCTGGTGTACTCCCTGGTGATGAAGATATGCTCAACGAACTACTTGATAAGTTGACCGACAATGGCTAAAGAACTTATTGATGCAGTAATGCAGGCTTCTTCACGAGATAAGAAACTCTTGTTGAAAGAGTTAATTGCTGGTCTTCGTGAAGAGAAACAGAAACATGATCTGGAGGTGAACAAGACTAAATCCGCTTACATCGTTGATGCCTTTAAACAGATTGAAGATAGACTTACCGCTAAGTACAATGAGATCAAAGATCTTTCTACAAAGAAAGGTGATCCTGGTAGAGATGGTAAGGATGGTGTAAACGGTAAGGACGGCCGAGACGGTACAAATGGTGTTGATGGTCGTCCAGGTAAAGATGGTATTGATGGTAAAGACGGTAGGGATGGTGCTGATGGTGTAAGTGTTACCAATGTATTCATTGACTTTGATGATCAGTTAGTTGTTGAACTATCTAACGGACAACAAATCAATGCTGGCTACGTAACACGTATCGCTAGTGATGCTGTGGTTCAGATGTTCAAACAAGGACAGATGAGCATCACAGAACTACTACCAGATCAAACAGGACACGCTGGAGAAGTTCTCTCCACAGATGGTGATGGTAACCTATCTTGGATTGCTGGTGGCGGTGGAGGAGGCGGTGGAGGCACTACAACCTACTCAGTGACCTTTAACAGCAGTGGTTCTGGCGCAGCTTCACCTGTATCCTTTAATGGCTCTGTAGCCCGTACAATCAGCTACAACACTATTGGTGCTCCTAGCATTACAGGTACAAATGCTACTGGTACTTGGAATATTGACATTCTAGGTAATGCGGGTACAGTCACTAACGGTGTATATACAACTGGTAGCTACAGTAATCCTTCATGGATCACAGCATTAGCTTGGTCTAAGATTACATCAACACCAACAACCTTATCAGGTTATGGTATCACTGATGGTGTAAGCACTGGTGGTAGTTATAGTAACCCTTCGTGGATTACATCACTGGCTGGATCAAAGATCACTGGTAACATCAGTGGTAATGCAGGCACTGCAACAGCGATTGCTGGTGGTGCTGCTAATAAGATTGTTTATCAGCTTGGAGCTGACACTACAGGCTTTATTGATGCTCCTACCACATCAAATACCTACCTTAAGTGGAATGGATCAGCATTCGGTTGGGATACTGTCACTGCTGGCGGTGGTGGTACAACAACCAATGCAGTTACTTTCAACAATAGTGGTAGTGGTGCTGCATCAGGAACTACCTTTGATGGTTCTGTAGCACGAACAATTAGTTACAACACCTTAGGTGCTGCTAACTCAGGTGCTAACACAAACATCACTAGCTTAGATAGCATCACTGGTGGTATTAGCTCACCAGACTTCATACAGTTTGACACAGCAGCTACGGTTACTGGTGCTGTAGGTAAAGTATGGTATGACAGTGGTGATGGTTCTCTTGTTACACGGCTAAAAGGTAACAATGTTGATCTACAAGTAGGTCAAGAGAATGTTGTCTTAGTATACAATGGTACAGGCTCTACGATTACAAAAGGTAAGGTAGTTGCTGTATCAGGTGCTCAAGGACAACGACCCAGTGTAGTACTTGCTGATGCAGATAGTGAAGCTTTGTCCGCACCTACACTAGGTGTCACAGCAGAAGACATTGCTAACGGTGCAGAAGGTTTTGTAACCACCTTTGGTGTGATTAGAGGTATTGATACCAGTGCATTCACTGCTGGTGACGATGTTTACTTATCACAGACTGCTGGTGGCTTTACAGCAACAAGACCATCAGCACCAGCACATACGGTATTCCTAGGTTGGGTTGTTAAGGTTAATGCCTCTTCAGGTGAGTTGTTCCTGAATATTAACAACGGTTGGGAACTGGATGAGCTACACAATGTTAAGATTACTTCTGTTTCCAATAATGATATACTTCAGTATGATTCAGCAAACCAATACTGGAAGAACATTGCACCAGCGTCAGTTACAGGAACCTGGGGCATTAACATCACAGGTAATGCTGGTACAGTAACGAATGGTGTATATACAACTGGTAGTTACGCAGATCCAACATGGATTACCTCTTTAGCTTGGAGTAAAATAAGCAGTACACCTACAACGCTAAGTGGTTATGGCATCACTGACGGTGTATCTACAGGTAGTAGCTATTCAAACCCAACATGGCTTACAGCCTTAGCTGGATCAAAGATAACAGGTGATATCAGCGGTAACGCAGGTAATGTCACTGGTACAGTAGCAGTTGCTAATGGTGGTACTGGTGTTTCAAGCATAACAGGTATCGTAAAAGGTAATGGTTCTTCAGCATTCACTGCTGCTGTATCCGGTACTGACTATGCACCAGCAACCAGTGGTACTTCCATCCTATATGGTAATGGCTCTGGTGGTTTTAGCAATGTTACGATAGGTACTGGACTAAGTTTCTATGCTGGTACGTTATCTGCCACAGGTGGTGGCGGTGGTGGGTCATCAACGATCCTAGAGAATGATCAAACAATTTCTTCAAACTATACAGTCACTGCCGCTAAGAATGGTATTAGCGTTGGTCCTGTAACGATTAACACAGGAGTCTCTGTAACTGTAGGAACAGGTCAGAGATGGATGGTTTTAGCTTAAGGAGCTATTAATGTCCGCAATAAAACTTCAAGGTCACGCAAGTGGCTCAGGTACTACAACACTACAGTCTGCGAATAGTAATAGCAGCTTTACTCAAACATTACCATCCACAGACGGTGTTACACTAGGTTATCTTAATGTACCTGTTAACTCACAATCAGCAGCGTATACATTAGTAGATACAGATGCTGGTAAAGCTATTCTACATCCTTCAACAGACGCTAATGCAAGAACATTTACGATTCCTGCTAATAGTTCTGTTGCATATGAAGTAGGAACTGTGTTAACATTCATCAATATGACTTCGCAAGTTGTCACGATTGCAATCACTACTGACACCATGTACTTAGCAGGAACAGGTACAACAGGATCACGAAGCCTTGCTCAGTATGGCATAGCAACAGCGGTCAAAATGACCTCTACAACATGGCTTATTTCTGGCACTGGATTAACCTAAGAGGTTGTTATGACTGGTATTCTTAATTTATTGTTAGGGTCTGGTGCCAAATTTTCCGCTACTGGCGGAAATGAAGTAAAAACTGTTGGGTCTTACAAGTATCATATTTTTACTGGTTCTGGAACATTTCAAGTTACATCTGGAGTCAAAGATATTGAGGTTATGTCCTGCGGCGGCGGCGGCGCAGGAGGATATAACTTTGGCGGTGG